CGGCAAACGGCCCGTAGGATCGCTCCGATTCGAACGGAACAGCGTTGGACGAAAAGACAAAGAACTGGTTACCTCGCAGCGTTGCGCTCCAACCGCTGGTCTTACCGGGTCGACGCCAGTACTCGTTGTCGCCCCCTTTGACTCTTTGCCACCCATGCTTCTCAAGCAAACTGCGTACATCGCCACGATCGTTGAAATCGTCCCCTGGTCGGCCCTCGCCGAGCATCGGCGCTGGAATGCGAGTCGGCGGAGGAACGGTCTGGCTCAGAGCGCAAGCTGCCTCGAGGAGAATGGCTCGCTGCGCAGCGTTTAGGATCGGAATCGCAGTCATTGCCCCCTGCTCTAAGCAATACCCTGGCGAAGGATCGCACAGAAATAGCCCCCCTTCCCCGCGGGTCTCTATGAGCGTTAGTGTCACTTCGAATCCATCGGCTGACCTCCTTGGCACATAACGCTTGCCTCCGATGACCACCGGTTCGGAGCAACCGAGCCGAATCGTCCGCTGGGCAAGTTTCCGGTTCCCTTCGATCGCCTCTTGGCATCGATAGACAACGTGCTTACCTGCCGATTGGGATCGCTCGATGACGAGGGAGCTTGCAAGCTGGGGATCTTCAGCAGCGACCATCGCGTACCAGGGATCAAAGAGCTCGGCGCTGTGATCGAAGTCGATCATTTCTAAATTGCCTGAGACGCTACCCGTTAAGACGCAGATCGCTTGTGATTCGGCGAACCAAGTTTGTGCTTGCTTTGGGGTCGGAAGCCGCTTCTGGTAGGTCTTCCAACCTGGCACGGCCGGCCTTTTTTCGGTTAACAGCGCTGGCAAGCAGCAAAGACCTGCTTGGAGGTAGGATGTTGCAGTTTCGATCAAGCTCCACACTCCTTTATTCGTTCGCACCCAGACACACACAAAAAACCGAAAACCAAAACACTCGAACCCCTAGACGCTGCGACTAAAAAGGTGCGTCCTGGAGATCGACCTCCGATCGATCGCTGATGCCAATAGTGTCTGGAATCGGACCGAGCCTATAATCGATGATCCGCTCGAACTGCTCGCCTGCGACGCTTCGAACGGTGATCTCGATCGTCGTGGCCAATCCTCCACCCTCGATGATCTTTAAGGCTCGATCGACGGTATCGGGGACCGGATCGTCCGAGCGCTTGCGCCACCATGCGATCGCTTTCTGACGAGCGTAGCCTTCGTGCTCGAAGCACACCCATTCGGATTTGTAATCATGCCAGCCGATCCGATAATCGACTCTGAGCGTGCGAGGCGCACTTTCATCGGCACCACGCTTGGAGTGCATCCCGTAGTAGGCGTCTTCGACCTGATACTTCGTCGTGGTCACTTGTCCGGAGAGGATCCCAGCCTCGCTTGCCTTGGGATCATGCTGCTTTCGATCCGGCGGTGGGAACACAAACCCGCACTGCGGACAAGATGAAAATCCAGTGGCGATCAGCGCACGGCACTCTGGACACTCCTTGGCAGGCGCTTTCCCGTCGCCACGATCGTTGGTCGTAATGCGGATGTCGTCTACGGGTCCGTGCCTAAGGACATTGCCTCCAAAGTCCAGCACCAAACAGCTCTCTTTGCTTGGATGCAGACGGAAACCTCTCCCGACCATCTGATAGAAAAGTCCAGGTGACATCGTCGGCCGCACCAAAGCTACGCAATCGATATGGGGAGCATCGAATCCGGTCGTAAGCACATTGACGTTGCACAGGTACTTGAGTTTTCCAGTCTTGAATCTCGCGAGGGTTAGGTCTCGCTCAATCGCCGGCGTCTCTCCACAAACAAATCCACACTCGACGCCGTGCTCGTCGGCAAGAACATCGACAATGTGCTTACCGTGCTGAATACTCGAAGCGAAGATCAAGCAGGCATTGCGGTCGGTCGTGTACTGGATGATTTCCGAAACGGCCGATTGGACCAGCGAGTCCTTGTCCATCAGTGCTTCGACTTCATCAGTAATGAATTCACCACCACGGATATGGAGCTCTGAGGTGTCGACCTTCGCGCGGCCGGCCTTGCTGATCAGCGGACACAAGAATCCATCACGGATCAGTTCCCTGACTCCGACTTCGTAACAGATATGGTTCAAAATACCCTCGACCGTGCAGATCGATCCTGACTTGAGCCGATACGGTGTGGCGGTAAAACCGACGATTCGCACCTCGGGGTTGATGATCCGAGCGTCGGCGAGGAAATGCTGGTACATGCTCTCGGAGTCTGGGCTTATCAGATGGGCTTCATCGATCAAGATCAGATCAAAGCGATCCAGTTCACAGGCACGCTTGTAGACCGACTGGATGCTAGCGATGATCACGGGATGATCGGTATCACGCCGCTTCAGCCCCGCAGAATAGATTCCAAATCCGATCTCCGGACAAACCACGCTCAGCTTCTCTGCGGTTTGCTCGAGGAGCTCTTTGACATGGGCCAAGACCAATACTCGACCGCCCCAGAGTCCAACGGCATCTTTGCAGATGCTGGCCATGATCGGAGTCTTGCCACCAGCCGTCGGCACCACGGCGCAAGGGTTGTCTTGCCTGGACCGAAGGTGATCGTAGACAGCAGTCTTTACATCTTCTTGGTAGGGACGCAAAGTGATCATTAGCTGGTGACCTCTTGGATTTGAACGATGGTAAGTCCACCTTTGATGGGTTTCCGCTTCTCGATCGACAGCCTTACGATCTGACTGTCGTCCTGGTATGCGCCTCCATGTTGCAAAGAATCAAGGAGGCTCTTGAGGCAGTTGTCGACATCCCTGCGCCTCCGATCAGGAGGATGGACGATGACGTCGACAACCAAAGGACCAACCAATGTCGTTACACCTTGCGAGGCAAGAAGAGCGCAGACAGCCGCTCGAAATGCTCGCCCCCCACGTGAGATGAGCGTCCGTGCTCCAACGTGCCGCCAATAGTTATTCACGCTTGGCGGATAGGGGAGGTGGTACACGACCATTACGCTCTCTTCCAAGGAGCAGTAGCGTTGTTTGCAGGGGCCGTCTGCACAGGGGGTGCGACTGGGGTCGGCACCTGGCGCTTTGCATAACCCTTAATTTCGTTTACCACATCACCTGTATCGATTCGCTTCTTGCATCGCACCTGGATCAGAAGCGGTAGGTTATGCAGCTCAGCCGAGTCCTTTGGATTGGTCACCCCGACAGCGCGACAGATTGCAGACAAATCCGCACGAGCGATTTGCACCGCAACCGCATTGGGATTGTCAAGATTCAGCCTCGCCCAGACCAGTCGGTTCTGGTACTGGCCCTCGATGATCTGGAAGGTCAACTGAAGTAGGCTTCCAGTGCCGGACTTTGTGGGCTTCATTTCACTCTCGGTGATCACAGCGAGGTATTTGCCTGCTGGAATCGCTTCGAAGTCTCCGGTAGGTTCCACTTGATTTGCATCAAAACCTGAAAGATCAGCCATTGCTTTGAGTTCCTTGTGATTGGGTGATTGCTTGAACAAAAGCCGCCCACGAGAGCGGCAACTCATCGACGATTCCATAACGGTTTTTGGCGACACAAGATGGGCCACCAACGCATCGCAAGATCCGCTCTCCGCCACCCTTGCCGATGGCATGAGCGATGGTTCGTTTGCGATTAAAGCCAGCGTCCTCGCTTTGCGTTCGGATCTTGCGCGTTGCGAATAGAACGGCATCGCACCATTCGCTAACCAACGCTGCAGAGTGCTTGTGCAATCTGGGACTGTAGCGATCGTAGGGCGAGGACTCCGGGTCCTCGAAGCGTTCGACCTTGCTGTGGGCGATCAGCAAGACGACCATCCCTCGCTCGTTTCGAAGTGCATTGAGATGCTCGATGATCTCGCGCCATAGGGACAAAGCCAGGGTGTAACCCTTGCTATAGCCACCGGCGACTTGCTCGATCGATGTTGTGTTGTGCTCAGAGCACAGTCGGTCAAAGACCAATCGTTCAAGCCAATCAAGCGAGTCGATCACGACCGTTTCATACTCGTGCGACTCTTGCCTCAGTTCGGCAAGGGCCGACAGGACGTCGTCGTACTTGGTCGCTAGTGGAAACTTATCCACATCGAGTTCATCCAAACCGTCTTCGCATTGGATAAACACAGGCCTTGGGGCCTGAGAAGCGAACGTCGACTTGCCAACCCCCTCGATCCCATAGCAAAGGATCCGAGGGGGTTTGGCTGATCGACCACGCTGAAGTTTCGAAAGCATGCTCACGCTGCCACCTCACACATCTGACATGCACTGGTTGGAATGTTTACGATTCGGAAGGAAGATTCACCGAGTTCTCGCAAGAGAAGACCAGCGAAGATTCGAGCAACAGCAACTGAGACTTCGGTGTCGCCGTTGATGTCGATAAAAGATTCAAAGCCATGGAGCTCGTATCGGAACTCCATCGCCAAACGCGGTTGGCCGAAGAGACCTTCGGCAGCGAGCATGGCCAGATGCAAAGTCATCTCTGCATCTTCGATTGGCACATGCTCGCGAAAAGAAAATCGAAATACACCGTCGAACATAATCGCCTCCGTAGATGTTGCAGGATCGCTTATCCCGAAGGTTACTTATGCTGGCCGAGTCGGCAGGTGCGCGCTCTTGTTACCTCTGCGAGAGTCCCGAAGAAGCAAATTGCTGTCGGATCATTGCAATTGCTGCATCGTATTTTCGACGAGGCATCCCGAGTCGCTCTTGAGCCTGCGTGTGATTTAAAGTCATCAGCAGTCCACAGAGCGTTTGCAGCTCGGATGGGAGTTTGCTCAAGACCTCGCTGATCTCTGCTTTCAATTCGACCTGATCGCAAGAGTCCATCTCTTGGGTTTGACCCAGGCGTCGTCCGTCGTTGTCGCTCAGCGTGGCCCCAAGCAGAGCTGGCTTGCCTTCATGGTCAAGGACTTTTTTCTCAAGCGATTCGATCTTGAGATCATCCTCGCCGATTCGCTTTTTGCGTTTCCGC